TTGTATAATCAACGCTTGGGTCAGTTGGGGAAAGACATTTACTGCGTTAGCTATCGCAAATAAATTACAACAGAAAACTTTAATCGTTACCCACACTTTAGCCTTAAGAGGGCAGTGGGAAAAAGAAGTAAAAAAAGTTTTCGGGGTTACGGCGGGTGTGATTGGCTCAGGGAAGTTTGAGATCGATTCGCCTTTCGTCGTGGGAAATGTGCAAACTTTGTATCGAAATATCGACAAAATCACACAAGAGTTTGGTACTATTATACTTGATGAGATGCATCATGTAAGTAGTCCAACTTTTACACGAATTATTGATGCTTCGAGAGCAAAGAATAAAATTGGTTTAACAGGAACCTTGCAACGAAAAGATGGAAGACATGTAGTGTTTCGTGATTACTTTTCGAGTACTGTTTTTAAACCACCAAAAGAGAATTATCTTACACCAAGTGTAGATATTATAAACTCTGGTATTCGTTTCATGGACGGCAATGTTGACTGGGCTACAAGAGTCAACTCACTTGCTTTTGATTGGGAATACCAAAATATGATCGGTATACTTGCCGCAAGTTATGCAGCAAAAGGTCATAAAGTTCTAGTAGTAGCCGATAGAGTAGATTTCCTAAAGAGTTGTGCAAGGCTCGTAGGAGATACTGCAATCTGCGTAACTGGAGATATTCCACATGAGCAGAGAGCAGAGATGGTTAAGGAAATCTTTACTGACAAAGATGTTCTCTTTGGAACACAAAGTATCTTCTCAGAAGGTATCAGTTTAGATTGCCTTAGTTGTCTCATTTTAGGTACGCCCATAAACAATGAGCCTTTGCTCACACAGTTAATCGGGCGAGTAATAAGAATGTATGACGGAAAACAACAGCCCAAAGTAGTGGATATTAACTTACATGGTCGAACTGCTAGAAAGCAGGCTTCGGCGAGAAGGGGATATTACATACGACAGGGCTATGAAGTTTTTGAAGTATAGCATGAAAAAATATATCTTGACACGGAGTTAAAAGTTTGTTATAATATGTTATTCTATAATTGGGAAAAAGTAAAAAGGGAAAGCAACGGGAGTGTCAAAGATATTTTGACGATACTTCACATACTTACCTATAAGCTACCACCAGTGAATAGACATGATAGAATATATAAATTCTGGACTAAAAGTTTTCATGGGGATTCGTTCCTAGTAAACCCAGAAGCGTTATTCATTCAAAGAAGGAGATATTCAGATGGCGAGATTGCACAGTATGCAGGTATCGCATCATTGCGTAATTATTTTGAATATCAGAAAAACAAAGATACCACATTAGACCTCCTTCACTTTACAGGGAACGAGGACAGTATTAAAAACAATAGATTACTACGAATAGAAAATGACAGAATACATTTTTTGTTTGAAGAAATCACTTTAAAGGAATTAAAATGGCAATAAAATTTAATCAAACCAAGGGCGAAGCCCAAAAAAATAAAATCGACAGTTATCAATATGTCGAAGGCGACAACGTAGTAAGAATGGTAGGGGATATGCTTCCTCGCTATGTTTACTGGTTGAAAGGCGAAAACGGTAAGAATTTACCATTCGAGTGTCTATCATTCGATAGAGACGCAGAAGCATTTACCAATGTAGAAAAAGACTGGGTGAGAGAGTATCATCCTGATCTTAAATGCGGTTGGTCTTATGCTATCCAATGTATTCATGACGGAAAAGTCAAAGTACTAAACTTAAAGAAAAAATTACTCGAGCAGATTATGGTTGCAGCAGAAGATCTTGGTGATCCAACTGATCCTAAAACTGGTTGGGATGTTTACTTTAAGAGAGTTAAGACTGGACCAATGGCTTATAATGTTGAATATCAACTACAGGCTCTCAAATGCAAACCAAGAGAGTTAGACGATTCTGAAATGGAACTCATTGCAGAACTTAAGTCAATGGACGAAGTACTTACTCGACCAACAGCGGATGCACAAAAAGAACTACTTGACAGATTACGAGAAGGGGCTAGTAACTCTACTCCTGACGAAACTGTCTCCGATGAATTTGATATTACATAGGAGAAAGTTATGTTAACAGTAGGCGATAAATTTCCAGACTTTTCTATGCAAGGTGTAAATGAAACAAATGATTTCATTGATGTAGATGTACTATTGGCTGAATGGTCGGTAGTGTATTTCTACCCAAAAGATTTTACTTTCATTTGCCCAACAGAGATTGCGGCAATGGATAATGTAGCTACTCATGCTGATGTTATTGGCGTAAGTGGAGACAATGAATTTTGTAAACTTGCTTGGAAAAAAGACAACTCTTTAATCAGGGATATACAACATATCCTTGCAGCAGACTGCGGTCTAAAACTATCTGAAAAACTTGGTATAGTTGATGAAGAAAACGGAGTGTGTTACAGAGCAACTTTTATAGTTGACCCTGAAGGAATAATCCAACATGTATCAGTAAATGCGTTAGATACAGGCAGAAACGCAGAAGAAATTTTACGAACACTACAAGCCTTACAGGCTGGTGGTCTTACAGGGTGTTCTTGGACACCTGGGGACGAATTCGTAGGATGATTCTATTTACCGCAGATTGGCACATTAAACTCGGACAGAAGAATGTACCTATAGCATGGGCATGCTCACGCTATAAGTTATTCTTTGACCAAATTTATGAGCTTGAAAAAGATGTTGATTTGCACATCATTGGTGGGGACTTGTTTGATCGAGTTCCCAGCATGGATGAACTAAGTCTTTACTTTGACTTTGTAAAGAATGTTACCGTTCGTACTATCATTTATGATGGTAACCATGAGGCAACTCGTAAGAACAAAACGTTTTTTACAAATTTAAAAAGAGCAACAACAAGTATAAATCCTCTAGTAGAAATAATAGATGAAACATATACTGAAAATGACTGGTGTATACTACCATATGCAGACTTGCATAGAAAGAAAAGTATTGAGGGTATAGAAGAAAGCATACTCTTTACTCATGTGCGTGGAGAGATACCTCCTCATGTACAACCAGAAGTAGAATTAAAAAGATTTGATAAGTTTAAAGTAGTATTTGCAGGAGATTTACATGCTCATAGCAATACACAAAGAAACATAGTATATCCTGGCTCACCTATGACTACAAGTTTTCATAGGAATAATGTTGAGACAGGCTATCTAATGATAAATGATAATGACGAATTTCAATGGACATGGCATAAATTTGACTTGCCACAGTTAATTCGTAAAACAGTTACAGATCCTAGCGAAATGGTGCAGACAGACTTTGACCATACTATATACGAGATCGAGGGAGATGTAGCAGATTTAAGTAATATCAAAAATAGTGAGTTACTTGACAAAAAAGTTATAAAAAGAAAGACAGAAGCAACTCTGATATTGGGCAAAGAAATGACAATGGAAGAAGAACTAAGTGAGTACTTAAGTTATATATTAGAGTTAGATGATAGTAAAGTTAAAAATATTTTAGGAGTGTTTAGTGATTACGCTAAAGAAGTTGCAGTGGAGTAATTGTTTTAGTTATGGTGCAGACAATGAGTTAGATCTTAATGAAACCATAGTTACACAGTTAATTGGCACAAATGGAACTGGTAAAAGTTCTATTCCTTTGATTCTTGAAGAAGTTTTATTTAACAAGAACTCAAAAGGTATCAAAAAAGCAGACATACCAAACCGAGAAGTCAACAAAGGCTATGATATATCTTTGTCTTTTGATGTTGTAGATGATGAGTATTTAATCGAAGTTATTCGTAGAGGCAGTATAAAAGTAAAACTCTACAAAAACGGAGATGATATATCTAGTCATACAGCTACAAATACATACAAGACTTTAGAAGAAGTAATTGGTATAGACTTTAAAACTTTCTCACAGATTGTTTACCAGAATACCAATGCTAGTTTACAATTCTTAACTGCCACAGATACTAACCGTAAAAGATTCTTAATTGATTTATTACAGTTAGATAGTTATGTAAAATACTTTGATGTTTTTAAAGAATTATCACGAAATTTAGCTGGAGACGTTTCTCACATACAAGGGAAAATTGACACAATCGATAAGTGGTTATCAGATAATTATTTGGAAGATACATCACTACTTTCGAAATTAGAATTACCATTTTACTCGGAAGAAGATGAAGAAGCATTGAGATCTTTACAAATAGAATTTCAAAATATCTCAGAAATCACGAAAAAAATTAACCAAAATAATTTATTCAAAAGCCAGTTAGAGTCAATAGATTTAGGACTAGCGAAAGAGTATGTAGATAATAATGAGTGGCAAGACACAGAGCAGTTAGTACAAGAGATTGGAGAAATAAAATCACAAGGCTCTCAAGAAGTACGCATGGTTAAGAAGTACATGGACTTACAAGAACTAGACGAGGCAGGATGTCCAACTTGTGGTCAAGATATAGATTTAGCGTTTATACAAAAAGAACTACATAGACATCAAACTGCACGCACAGCGTACTCTGAAAAGCTAGACGAAGTTAATGATAAGCTAACAGATATAAACTATGCTAATAAACTGCTGAAACAAATGGAACAAAAAATAAACAGTTGGGAAGAAATATATAGAAGCATAGACCAGACACTCCCATTAGAGGTTCCAGACTCAGAAGAAGTACAAGACAATATTATTAAATTGAAAGAAAGAATCCGAAACAGACAAGACAGAGTAAACGAAGTAATAAAAGAAAATGAGAGAGTAGAAAGACACAATACTCGACTTTCAATTATTGAAGAACAACAAACAGATTTTGAAGATCAACAGAAAGAGTTAACTCAAGAATTAGCAGATGTTAATGATAAGTTTTCTAATGTTGATATACTTAAAAAAGCTTTTAGTACAAATGGACTACTAGCATATAAAATTGAGAATCTTGTAAAAGATCTCGAAGAACTTACAAATGAATACCTTGCTGAGTTATCGGATGGAAGATTCAGCCTTGAGTTTGTCGTATTAAATGATAAACTTAATGTAGAAATAGACGATAATGGCAAAACTGTAGATATATTAGCTTTGAGTGCGGGAGAGTTAGCAAGAGTTAACACTTCAACACTTTTAGCAATTCGTAAACTAATGAGTAGTATATCTAAGTCTCAAATAAATGTGTTATTCTTAGACGAAGTAACAAATGTTTTAGATGAGCAAGGCAAAGAACGACTAGTAGAATTATTATTAGGAGAAGAAAACTTGAATACATACATAGTATCTCATGGCTGGACACACCCATTACTAGCTAAGATAGAAGTAATAAAAGAAGAAAAAATAAGTAGGCTCGAACTTGGTTAATCCTAGACAAAAAGGTAATCGAGGTGAGCAACAAGTATTGTCTATGCTTGGTAGACTTACGAACGAAAAATGGGTACAAACTCCAGGGTCTGGAAGTGGAAAGATCAAAGGAGATTGCATGGTGCCAGACAAAGTAAACTTGTTTACTGTTGAAGTCAAATTTTATAAAGACATTGGTTTCAATAGTAAGATATACACTCAGAAAAGTAATAATCTTTTCAAGTGGTGGAGCAAACTTTGTAAACAAGCACAACAAATGGAACAAGAACCACTGTTGATATTTAGAGAGAACCACGGAAAGTTCTTTGCAGCAACAGTACGAAAACCAAAAAATACATTGCGTTATATGCATATTGCCTGGCTAGGTGCGTATATACTAATCGCAGAACACTGGCTAGAAAAAGAGGAGATAATATTTACAAATGGCGATAACATTCTCAGACCTTGGGAACCCAATTCAAAATGGGAACTTGCTGATAGTTGATAGTCTCAATATAGCGTTTAGATGGAAACATCAAGGTGTAACAGACTTCAAATATGATTATGTACGAACAATAGAAAGTTTAGCAAAGTCATACAATGCAGGTAATATTATAATTACTGCTGACGGTGGCAGTTCTTATAGAAAAGAAATATTCCCAGAATATAAAGCAAATCGTAAAGAAAAGTATGCAGAACAAACTCCTCAAGAAGAAAAAGAGTTTGCTATGTTTATGGCAGAGTTTAGTAATACTCTAACATTACTCAAAGAAAAATATCCAGTCTTTCAATTCAAAGGAGTTGAAGCTGATGATATTGCAGCATACATTAGTATGAATCTTGATAAGTATGGATTAGACGAATGTTGGATGGTTTCATCTGATAAAGACTGGGATTTACTTATCAATGATAGAGTTTCTCGTTTTAGTACAGTTACTAGAAAAGAAACCACAGTACATAATTGGGATGAACATTATGATTTTGAAATTCCCGATTATATCACATTCAAATGTCTGACTGGCGACAAGGGGGACAATGTTCCAGGAATACCTGGAATCGGTCCAAAACGCGCAGTTCAGCTAATGGAACAATATGGAGACGTTTTTGATATCTACAATGCCTGTCCTATCGATGGAAAGTATAAATATATTCAGAATCTTAACGAAAATGCAGAACAACTTCTGACAAACGTTGAACTTATGGATTTAATTACTTACTCGGAGACAGCTATCGGAGAAGAAAACACAGAGGTTATTAACACAACTTTATTAAGGCACTTAGATGAAAATAGATTATAGTAAAGACAAACTTCTAACAGAGTTTAGTCATAAA